CCAAGAGTGGGTAAAGTCGTCTAAGGTACGAGTACAGTTGTTTGCAGCAGCGAATAACTATGACTTTGATGCCGCTGATGAGTTACTCAGTGTTTGGAAAGAGCGCAAGCAAGTCGCTGATGCTACAGTCAAGGCTGAAAAGCAAGACCGTGAACGAGTTCTTAAGAGCGCTACTGCTACTACGGCAAAAGGAAGTGATGAAGCACCTTCTAAGAAGATTTATCGTCGTGCGGATATTATCAAACTGATGCAAACCGACCCTGATCGTTATGATGCTCTTCAACCTGAAATCATGAGCGCTTATCGAGAAGGTCGTGTTCGATAAAATTTAACTTTACATAAAGGATATTATCATGGGTATGGGAACCGATCACGTTCTAGTTGGACAGGCTAAAACCGCTGGCTTTGTGCCTGAGGTATGGTCTGATGAAATCATTGCTGCTTACAAGAAGAATCTTGTTGCTGCTAACCTCATCAAGAAGATGAACTTCAAGGGTAAGAAAGGCGATAAAGTCTACTTTCCTGCTCCTGTTCGTGGTAACGCCACTGCTAAGAGCAAGACTGCTCAAGCACAGGTAACTCTGATTGCTGAATCTGGCACTTCGCTGTCTGTGTCGATTGACCAGCATTATGAGTATAGCCGTCTGATTGAGGACATCACGGAAGTTCAGGCACAGTCTTCGCTGCGTCGCTTCTACACTGACGATGCTGGTTATGCTCTGTCGACCCGCATTGATACCGATGTGCTTGCCCAGGCGATGGTACGACTGCGTACACCTCTGGTGCTAACAACGCTTCTGCGCTTACGGATGCTGGTATTCGCAAAGTGATTCAGACGCTTGATGACCAGGATGTACCGATGGATGGTCGTTTCATGATCATTCCTCCTGTTGCTCGTAACACTCTGCTTGGTCTTAGCCGCTTTACTGAGCAAGCCTTTGTTGGCTCTGGCGACTCCATCCGCAATGGTCAGATTGGTGATGTATACGGTGTTAAGGTATATGTCTCTACCAACTGTGCTACTGCTACTGGTGGCGCTCGTATTGCTGTGATGGCACATCCTGAGTTTGCTGTGTTGGTTGAGCAACTTGGTGTTCGTGTTCAGACTCAGTACAAGCAAGAGTACCTTGCAACGCTGCTTACCGCTGATACGCTGTACGGTGTTGGTGAACTGCGTGATAAGAGTGCGGTTGCTATTGCGGTTCCGGCCTAAGATTGATAACGGGGATGGCTCATTAGGGTCATCCCTATTTTAACTTAAAAGGAATCTATCATGGCACTTTCTTCTGTATCAATTAAGTCTAATGCGCGTCAGCAGTTCCCTGGCGTGTTCTCTAATATTACTGTAGCATCTGGTGTTAAGGATTTTGATTCTATCGCCGATGGTGCTTCTGCCTCTGATACCATTACTATCCCTGGTGTTGCTCTAGGTGACATGGTTATTGGTGTTACTTCTAGCATCAGTGCTGGTGGTTTGGTTGTTACTGCTGATGTTACTGCTGCTAACACTGTTACCATTCGTGCTAACAACCTTAGTGGTGATGCAATCAACCTCGGATCTGCTACCTTTACAGTTGTTGTAGGTAAGTTGGTGTAAGGTTGCCCCTTCGGGGGCTTTTTAATGTAAGTTCCAAGAGTTTATATTAATAAGCCACATCAACCTTAAGGAATGTAAATATTGAAGTATTGTTGGGTGTGTAAACAACAAAAAGACAAAGATTTGTTTGGTAAAAATAAAAACAAATTAGACGGGCTTTCAGATGAATGTAAAATATGTAAAAAAGAACTAGATAAAAAATATTATCTAGCTAACAAAGAAAAAATAAAACAAAGAACTTCTACTTGGTATTTTAACAACAAAGAACATGCTAATTCAAAAATGAAAGAGTATGGTAAAAAATGGAGAGTAGAGAATAAAGATAAAAATTGCAGTAAAAGTACTAAGTATAGAGCATCTAAGTTAAAAGCAACACCATTATGGGTCGATGAAGAGCATAAGTGGTTAATTGATGAAGTGTATCATTTGGCTAAAATAAGAAGCGAAAGTACTGGTATTGTGTGGCATGTTGATCATATAGTTCCATTAAAAGGAAAAACAGTGTGTGGTTTACATGTCATAGAAAATTTACAAATTTTACCAGCTACTGAAAATATTTCTAAGGGGAATAAATTTGTTTGTCTATAGCCCTCAACAAAGATTTACAAAATGCGCGATATTTCGCGGCGAAACAATCTACGGTGTACCTTCAGGCCCAACAGGCCCCACAGGGGCTAACGGCGCTAATGGACCTGCTGGCGCTAATGGCCCTACCGGACCAACTGGTGCTACTGGTCCTAGTGGTGGCCCTCCTGGACCAACAGGCCCAACAGGGGCTATAGGCCCAACCGGTCCCACAGGTTCTACTGGCGCTACTGGAACCACAGGCGCTACTGGTCCTACCGGTCCTACAGGCTCTACTGGCGCAACTGGTAGTACAGGACCAACGGGACCTACTGGAAGCACTGGCGCTACTGGTTCTACTGGCCCTACTGGGCCTACAGGAACAACTGGCGCTACTGGTGTTGCTGGTCCTACTGGTCCCACAGGAAGTATAGGTAACACTGGCCCTACTGGGCCTACTGGCGCTGCTTCTAATGTAGCAGGACCAACAGGACCGACTGGCCCTACAGGACCAACTGGGGCTGCTTCTACTGTTGCTGGCCCTACTGGTCCTACTGGGGCTAGTGGTAGCGGTACTGGTGATGTTTTAGGACCAGCGTCATCCACTGATAATGCGGTTGCTAGGTTTGATAGCACCACCGGTAAAATAATTCAGAATAGTTCATTTGTTGTAAACGATAGTGGTGAAGTAACCACTGGTGTGTGGAAAGGTACAGAGATTACTGTGCCTTATGGTGGTACTGGCGCTGCTACATTTACTGCTGGTGCCTTGTTGAAAGGTAACGGATCTAGTGCTATTACAACTGCTACCGCTGGTACTGACTTTGTTGCTCCTGGTACTGCCACTACCTTTACAGCACAACAAACATTCAAAGAAGTAAAAGATACTGTTCATACTATCACTGATGGTGCTGCGTTTGAGATTGATCCTGCTAATGGTTCAATTCAAGTAGTAACTTTAGGTGCTAACCGTACACCAGCAGCAACTAACTTTGAAGCAGGTCAGGTAGTGTTGCTTGGTATTGATGATGGCACTGCTTACACAATTACTTGGTCTACTGTTAATCCTACTTGGGTTAAGGTAGGTGGTACTGGTTCAGCACCAACATTGGCTACCACTGGTTATACTTGGATACTGTTGTGGGAAGTTGGCACAACTATCTACGCAACTGAAGTTGGTAAGCCATAATGAGTAATGTATTAAAAGCATTGGCTAGAGGAGGGTCAGAAGACACAGATCCTGACTTTAACTCTACAGTTTTATTACTACATGGTAATGGAACCAATGGAGCGCAGAACAACTCGTTTGTAGATGGCTCTACCAACAACTTCACCATCACGCGAAATGGCAATGTCACGCAGGGAAGTTTTGGTCCTTTCTCTCGTTCATCTGGGAATCTTGTAAGCGCTCCGTATGATCCTGCGGTTCACGGCGGGAGTGGGTATTTCGATGGGACGGGGGATTACCTATCAATTGCTGATGCTGCTGGTTTAGAAATAGGAAGTAGTCAGTTTTGTATTGAATCATGGATATATTTAGATTCTTTACCGGCTTCTGGCTCTTTATATGCAATATTAAGCAAATGGGGCGCTTTAGGTTCTCGTTCTTATATTTTTCAAGTACAAAACAATTCTGGAACAATGCGATTTGCATTATCGTACTCTGCTGATGGTTCTGCAGCAACTGACTTATTTCAAAACGCAGCAATAACCGCTGGTACTTGGCATCATGTAGCAGTAACAAGAGACTCAAGCAACAATGTGAGATTTTTCTTAGATGGTGTTGCTCAAGGCAGTGCTACGACAGTTTCTACGACATTTAATAATAATGCTCAACAAGTAGAAATAGGTAGGCACGGTTCTGCTATTAATTTGTTTCCAGGCTATATTTCTAACTGTCGTTTAGTAATAGGCTCCGCAGTTTACACAAGCGGATTTACACCAACTGGCCCCCTAACAGCAATCACCAACACATCATTGCTCTTAAACTTCACCAACGCAGGTATCTTCGACAACACAGGCAAGAACAACCTAGAGACCGTAGGTAACGCTCAGATAGACACTACTACTAAGAAGTATGGTACTGGGTCTATGGAGTTTGATGGGACTGGGGATTATTTAATTCAGCCTTTTTCTAACCCAGATTTAACACTAGGCAGCGGCGACTGGACTATTGAATGTTGGCTTTATGTAACTGCCTTACCAACAATCAGTAATTTTGCAAATATTTTTGACCAGCGGCCAGGCAGCACTAGCGGGGTATATCCAAATATTAGAGTAACTAATGGTGGAAGAATCGAATTTTTTGTTAATAGTGTTGTACAAATCCAATCTAATGCATCAACAATAAACACTGGTGTTTGGTATTTCATAAGCATTTCAAAAGCATCCGGTTCTACAAAAATGTTTGTTGATGGTACGCAAGTTGGTTCAACATATACAGATAGTAATAATTATTTAAATAGTCGAACCGTTATTGGAGGGTCTGCGTTTACTCTCGGGGCGGGTGGATTAAACGGCTTCATAGACGATCTCCGCATCACCAAGGGCGTGGCGAGGTATACCGCTAACTTTACAGCGCCTACTAAAGAATTTCCTGATCTATAACTAGGAGTAAACAAATGCAGATTTACAAAGATGGTGTTATCGCTCATTACAAGGATATGTTTCCTCAAGTATCTTTCTCTGCCGCTGGTCCTAGTAATGAGTTTCTAGAAGAGCAAGGTGCGTATAAAGTTAATATGTTTATACCGCATAACCGTGAGACACAGAAGCTAGTACCAGCCGAGCCTTACATTAATAATGGTTGGGCTTACACTGTACAAGTTGCTGATAAAACAGCAGAAGACATCGCTGCTGAAGCAGATACCAAAGCAGCACAGTTGCGTAGACAGCGTGACATTGCTCTTATGAATAGTGACTGGACTCAGGTATTAGATGCTCCTGTTGATCGTACTGCTTGGGCAACTTATCGTCAAGGATTGCGTAACCTTCCTCAAGATCCTAACTTCCCTAATGTTGAGTTACCATCAATACCAGGATCAGAAACTATTTCAGGAAACATTGATTAAACACTTGACAAAGTAGTAAAAATTTGGTATCCTGATAGTTATTTTAGAGGATACCTATGAAAATAGCAGTGTATGCAATCAGTAAGAATGAAGAACAGTTTGTAGAGCGTTTTTGTGAATCTGCCAAAGATGCTGATGTAATACTGATAGCAGACACAGGTTCTACTGATAATACTGTTGAACTAGCAAAGCAATGTGGAGCAACGGTATATAGTATATGTATAAATCCTTGGAGGTTTGATAAAGCCAGGGATGTAGCACTAGCACTAATACCTTCTGATGTTGATGTTTGTGTTAGTTTAGATTTAGATGAAGTATTGCAACCTGGGTGGCGTGAAGAGATTGAAAGAGTCTGGAAGGACGACACCACTAGGTTACGATACAAGTTTGACTGGGGTTGTGGTATTGCCTTCTACTATGAAAAGATACACCATAGGAAAGGGTATCACTGGCATCATCCTTGTCACGAGTATCCAGTACCAGATATAAGAACTAACGAAGTATGGGCATGGACAGATAAGTTGTTAGTTGTTCATATGCCTGATCCTACTAAGTCTAGGGGACAATATTTAGACTTACTGAAGGTAGCGGTAACAGAAGATCCACGGTGTCCTCGCAATGCCTTTTACTATGCTAGAGAACTAACATTCTATAGTAAGTGGCAAGAAGCGATAGAAGCACTGAACAAATACCTAAGTATGCCAGAGGCTACATGGCCTAATGAGCGTTGTTATGCAATGCGGTTACTAGGTAAGTGTTACGATGAACTAGGCCAGGGTGATACAGCAATCCAGTGGTATCGTCGGGCCTGTGCTGAAGCACCTAACACTAGAGAGCCTTGGGTTGAGTTATCGTTAAGTTGTTACATGAAACAACAATGGCTAGATTGTTATTCGTCTGCCATGAAAGCATTAGAGATTGTCCAAAAAGAAGAGGTCTACACAATGGACCCAAGTGTATGGGGAGCAAAGCCATACGACCTATCTAGCATAGCGGCATGGAATCTTGGTTACAAAGACCAA